TCTTCGCGCTGGCGTGGCTGGCGGGCCTGCTCTACGGCGCGGTCATTGTCGGCTTTCAGACCGGTGCGGGCCTGCCACCGCGCGGTGCCGGGCAGCCTCCCGCGGAGGCGCCGCCGGGCCGGTAATGTGCGATTGGCCACGTAGCTGACCGCGGATTGGCTACTGTCTCCGGGTCAGTGCCGGCGGGCTGGGCCCTGCCGGCTGCACCGGAGAATTCGCGATCCGTTACCGCAGGTAGCGCGCCTTGAGCAAATAGGGCGTAGCCTGTGATCGTATCGTTTTGCCTGTGGCCCTTTGCGGAGCCGGGTTCTCCTGCTAGCAAAGGGACCACCCGCCCGTGGGGCTCATCGAGCGTATCCAGGCTAGGCGCTCTGAGTCCCGTGTCATTGGTGGCGTTCCGTGGCGCCCTTGGGACTCTCCGTTCTTCAAGTTCAGCCAGGGCGGCCCGATCCACCCGACCCGGGCCTTCTACGGCGTAGAAGAGGCGCTGGGCCTTCCGGCGCTGTTCGCCTGTGCCCGGCTGCTGGCTGAATCCCTCGCCTCCCTGCCGATCAAGATTTATACCCGGGCCAGCAGTAATGGCCGCGCGGCCCGCTGGGACGGCCCTTCCATCTTCGACGCCCCATCGGTGTCCGGCACCCTGTACGACTGGCTGTTCACCTGCATGACGTCGCTGGTCCTCCAGGGCAACGCCTGGGGCTTCATCACCGGCCGCGACGGCTACGGGTTCCCCACCGGCATCGAGTGGATTCCGCCGCAGGACGTCAACGTCCAGGACGACGAGCAGCAGCCGTGGAACCCGCTGCGGACCCGGATCTACGTCTACGGCCGGCTGATGCGGCGCGATGAGCTGTTCCACATCAAGGCGTTCTCCATCGCCGGCAAGACCGAGGGCATCTCCCCGCTGCGCGCGTTCGCGCTGACCACACTGTCCGGCCTGGAAGCCCAGCGCTACGGCACTGACTGGTACAAGAGCGGCGGCTTTCCGCCCGGCACGTTCCAGAACAACGAGATCGAGATCGACGCCGACCAGTCCGCGCAGATCCGGCAGCAGCTGGTCGACTCGATGCGCCGCCGCGAACCCCTCGTTTATGGGCGTGACTGGGACTACAAGCCCGTCGTCGTACCGCCGTCCGAGGCGCAGTTCATCCAGGCTATGCAGATGAACGCCACCCAGATCGCCGCGGTGTTCGGGCTGCCGCCGGACCGGGTGGGCGGCACCAAGGGCGACAGTCTCACGTATTCCACGGTCGAGCAGTCCACCCTCCAGGTGATCGAGGCGCTGCGCCCGTGGCTGGTCCGGCTGGAGACGGCGTTCTTCCCGCTGCTGCCCTCCCAGCGGTACCTGCGGTTCAACTCCGACGCGCTGCTGAAGACCGACCTCCAGACCCGGACCAGCATCTACAACGTTCAGCGGAACATGGGCCTGCGCACCATTGACGAGCTGCGTGACCTGGAAGACCTGGAGCCGCTGCCGGACGGCGTGGGCGCCGAGGCTATCCCGCTGGAAGTCCTGGTGGCCATGTCCCGGTCGGTGCGCGGCATCCCCAACTCGATGATGCCCAGCCTGACGCTGGAGATGGACCTGGCCGCGGACCGGCTGAAGAAACTCCAGCCCGAGGGCCTGGCTGCGTCATCCGGACCGGGCGACCCGCCACCCGCCGAATCTCCCGAAGCGCTGTACGGCAGCATTCTGGACTCTCAGCGCGCCGCGGTGAACGACCCAATCGAGCGCTCGTTCCTGGCCGCCTGGCAGGCGCTGCGCGCCCGTAACGGCGGTCACGACGGCGGTGGCCGGGAGCCGGAGTACGTCGGTGCGTGGATTCCGCCTAGTCCAGAGCGGACAGTCCAGCACAGCGTTAATGACCTGGCTCGGGCAGTCTGGTCTGGTCCCGCACACACTTCACCGCCTGCTGAGTTCTGCCAGGACGTGCAACGCCGGGTAGGCGCCATGTTCAGCCTTGAGGTGCGTGACCCTAACGCTCCGGTACTGACGTCTAGCCAGTTTCGCAGGGCTCGGGCGGTGCTCACTGATACACCGCCGCTTGAGTACACGAGCGTGAACGGTAACGGTGGTGGTCACGCATGAATAAGACAGTTCGTGCGAGCTGTGCGGATCTCTTCTGCCGGGATCAGGCCAAGATCGAACATTCGGTGATGGTTCGGGCACAGCATGACGACGTTTTCCAGGTCGTCTGTGCCACCGGCTTTGCGGGCAACGATGTGTGCAACGTCGCACGGTGCTTCAGCCCAGTTGCACAGCGCACAGCGGTCGATAAATCCAGGACGGATCATCCGCCGGAAGGTGCTGGGGCTGGTGTAGACGCCGTTAGCAGGTCGGCGGCCAGTCATGGTCTGCGAGTGGCCGATTCCAAAGCACGTCCGATTGCAGTAAACAGCGCCTTCGCGCATCTGCGACGGCAGGCGTTCAACGGGTTTTCCGCAAGTACCGCACGGCGTGGTCGTTCGGGCTACCCGGGCGCGCCCTGGGTGAGCCTTCTGATGCGCGAACTTGCAGGGATTTCCGCAAAATCTCGCTTTGGCGCGTGCAGCCTGGCCTTCGCGCCAAGGAAGTGGTCGACCGCACTGTTCGCACGACGGCGGTGCATTATCACGCCCGGCTGTGCGGCGGCATGTTTCGCTGCACCACCGTGCTCGTGCACGGGCCTTAATGCCAGGACGCCAAGGGATCTTCGCGGCGCAATTCGCGCAGGTCTTGCCAGGTATGTACCGAGGGCTAGCGCTGCTGGTCACGGTATAAGTATACAGGGAGTTTAGCAGTGGCACCTTTGACTGGCCAGGCCGAAAACGACCTCCCCGACAGCGTTTTTGCCCACATCGAGGCCGGCGGATCGAAGGACGCGAGCGGAAAGACCGTTCCGCGGTCCAAGCGGCATTTCCCGATTCATGACGCGGCGCATGTCCGCAACGCGCTGGCTCGCGCACCGCAGTCGCCGTTCGGCAAGCCGGCCATGCCGAAGATTCTGGCTGCCGCGCGCAAATACGGCGTCAAGGTCTCCGGCGCGGAGCGGGCTATGTTCGGCGAGGTCACGCTCGATGGTTTCCCCGAGCGGCGGTTCACCCGGTTCCCGCCGGAGATCCGCTCGGCGCCCAACGGCAGTACCGCGAAGCACATCTTCGGGTACGCCGCGTGCTTCGGCAAGCTGTCCCGGCGGCTCGGCGTTTTCGTTGAGCAGGTCGGGGAGACCAGCTTCAACGAGAGCCGCACCGAGGGCTGGCCGAACGTGGTGTGCCGGTACAACCACCGCGATGACGGCCTGCTGGGCACCACCTACGCCCGCACGCTACAGCTGGCGATCGATGAGACCGGGCTGTCGTATGAGGTAGAGCCGCCCAACGCCCGCTCTGACGTGCTCGAATACGTGCAGCGCGGCGACATCCGGCACTCCAGCTTCGCGTTCCGGGTGCTGCCCGGCGGCGACGAGTGGGGCGTGTCCGAGTTCAACTACCCGATGCGCACCCTGCATTCGGTGGAACTGGTCGACGTCGCGCCCGTGCTTGATCCCGCCTACCCGGACGCCACCGCGGGGGCGCGTGCGATCGACGGCGCGGTCGTGTCGCTGGCCGGCTGGGTGCAGGGCGATGTGGAAGAGGTCCGCTGCCGGCTGGACGAGGGCCGCGCGATGGAGTTCTTCAAGGTCACCAGCCGCGATGGCGGGCGGCCGAAGCCGCAGACCAAGCCGGCCCCGCCGAAGCCCGTCATGACCGGCGCCAACGCGCTGCTGGACCTCATGAACAACCAGGACGATCCCTACAAAGACGAGGGCTGACCAGCCGGTCAGTTCACACAAGTAAATATCTGCCGTGGCCGTAGCTGCGTAAGCGTACGGACGGAGCCGGTGCAGATGCCATTCACAGAAGGGAAATAAAAATGGCATCAGAAGTCGCGAAGCGACTGCGGGACCGGCGTATGAACGTGTGTAATGACGCCAAGAAAATCGCTGAGGACGCGGCCAACGAGAACCGCGCCTTCACGCCGGAGGAGCAGGGCAAGTGGGACGCCTACAACGAGGAGATGACCACCCTCGACACCCGGATCAAGGCGGTCCTGGACACCGAGGGCCGGGCCAAGCAGGCGGATGACGCCTACGACGCCCTGTCCGGCCGCAAGAAGGAAGGCCCCGAGGGCACCCCGGCCCAGCGCGACACGCTGGCAGAGGTGCGCAAGTGGGCCCGCGGTGACGAGGGGGCGTCCCGGGCGCTGGAGATCCGGCACGGCGCTCCCGGGCCGATCAACTACCGCATCCTGACCACCGCCGGCGCGAGCAGCAGCACTAATGCCAGCTCCGTTATCCCGACCGACTTTTACGATATGCTAATTTCGCACCTAATCGAAGTATCCGGGATTATGCAATGTGGTCCCACGGTGCTTAATACAGGGGGCGGAGAGACGCTCCAGGTGCCTAAGACCACCGCGCACTCCTCTCCGGGTAACCCGCCATCACCGTCCCTTACCGCAGCGCAGAACGCAACGCTGCCGACGAGCGATCCTGCCTTTTCCATGATCTCGCTGAGC